TGTCGTAGTTTTTTTAACTTTTAATGGTGCTTATGTAGCTTTTGGTGGTTCTTATATTTATGTAAAGGTTGGCGGAACAACTTATTTTACTGGTTACAATAACTCTTCAGGTGGGGTGTATATAACGATGCAGGTTGTAGCTGCGGTTAAAATTAGTCTGCCTTCAGGATCTTCCACTGTAGTAGGAGAATTACAGGCTTATGATGGAAACCAAGAAACTCAATCAGCAAACATTACTGTTTTAGGAACTTTGCGATGATTAAGTATGTTATCTATGATAATGCTACCGGCAGAATTATTACCTGGGGTGAAGCAACAAGTGCTTCGGTAGATGGTATACCAGAGGTTGCAGGTCAAACTGTATTAATTGTTTCTGAGTTAGCAACTTGTGATACACATTATGTAGATAATGGGTCTTTAGTAGCAAAAACAACTAAACCTTCACAATATCATGTGTTCAATTATACTTCTAAACAATGGGAAGCAGACACGGCACGTTGTTTAGTTTTACTACGTAGAGAAAGAGATGGGTTACTAACAAGATGTGATTGGACTCAAATAACAGATAATCAATTGTCGGATAGTAAGAAAACAGAGTGGGCTACTTATCGACAACAACTAAGAGATTTACCTTCAAGTTACTCTAACTTAAGTAATTTAGCAGATGTTACTTGGCCTACAGCACCAGAGTGATATTATATAAAGAACAGCAACTACAATTAGTTTATGATGAGTATCGTAAATTGCATATTAGGAAGAATGTACCTTTTTTAACTTTAGAGGACTTTAGAACCTTGTATGAATTTATGGCACATGAATTTTATATTGTTGACGACACTTAGTCTTTGTATCTTAATTTTAATAGCAGAGAACTCTAATCCTGAAGGTATGAAAAAATTTTGGCGTTATGTAGCCAAAGGTTTAAAAAAATACTGGAAAGCATTAAAAGAGTGGGAATCTGGTAATTAGATATTGTATAATATTTTTAAATGAAAAAACTTCTCTCCTTAAGTGGCTGGATGCTACTCGGAGTTATAGGAGGTATGTCAATAACCGTTCAGGCAGCACAAACAGGTGACTGTACTATGGGTACACAGTATTGTGAGGGCAATAGTTTAAACACTACTAACTCTACTACTACGACAAATACCAATACAAATAATAATACGAACACAAATAATAATACGAATGTTTCTACTAACACTAATACCAACACCAATTCAAATACTAATATTAGTACTAGCAATAGCACTGTTAATTCTACTGCTACTCAAACTGTAACAAATACTAATACCAATAATTCTACTAATACTAATACCAGCACTAGTACTAGTAATGTTAGTACCAGTAATCAAAACGTAAACACTAATAACAATACTGCGGTAAACACAAATAACAATACATCTACTTCTACGCAAAAAATAGAACAAGATATTAACTCACCACCTGCTTCTGCTATTGCACCTAGTATCATGTCTTACTCACAAGACTTATGTACCACTGGTGTGTCAGGGGCGTTCCAGGGTCAATTGTTTGGGTTTTCTACGGGTAAATCTGTACGAGATGAGAACTGTGAACGACTAAAATTATCTAAATACTTATATGACACTGGTATGAAAGTAGCTGCAGTTGCTATTCTTTGTCAGGATCCTAGAGTATTTAAAGCTATGGAAATGGCAGGTACACCTTGTCCATATATGGGCAAGATAGGAGAAAAAGCAACAGTAGCTTGGTCTAGTAATATGAAAGATCGCCCTGACTACATAGAACAAAAAGCAAAATACATAGCTAGTTGCACTAAAACTAAAACTCTTAGGGGAGTGAAAAAAAGCCGACGTACTTGTGAAAAAGAATTTAATAATTCTTAGTCTTTTAATTAGTAATTTTTCTTTTGCTAATTATATCTATGAAAACAATCAACCACTATTTGATTTAAAAACAAATGATATAGCTACTTCTCATAATTTAGGTGTAGGGGATGATCGAGTATCTTCTGTTTTTAATTTAGATTTTACTTTTACTTTTTATGGCGTAGATTTTACCACTGCAAGAATGGCCACTAACGGTTGTTTGCATTTTGGGTCTTCAGGAGGTTACTGCAATGATTACACACCTGATCCATTACCTGAGATTACATATAGTTTATATCCTTTCTGGACTGATTTAATACGAGATAATGGTTCAAAAGTATTAGCTAAAAATTTTACTGACAAAAGTGTATTTGGTTGGTACGACTTACGAGAATATAACAGAGGTAATACCGATAATTCTTTTGAAGTTATTTTATGGAAGTCAGATGACAGTTTTGAATTTAGATATGGCGGTTTAAATATAATTAATCATGATGTGTTGATTGGTGAACAAGGAAAAGCAAACGAACTTTACACTTATTATTATCACGATCAGTGTGGCAAAGGCACAACTAATAGCTCTTCGTGTGTAAGTCAAACATGGAATAACTCTGCTATGAACTCTGCGTTAGAAAACGGTGGGAGTTTATATGGAGTTAGTTCAGGTAATAGTGTTGACTGTTCTAATCCACTTAACGATCCTACTTGCCCTGGCTATTGGGAAGCTTTTGATGACCAACAATGTGATTTAGACCCACAGTATGCGCCTTTCTGTCCAGGCTATAGGTTTGAACAAGATATTGGTTATTTTGTGCAAGAAGAAGAATTTGATTATGGTTTTGTTGATGAACAAGACCTTATGGCTATGGGTACTTTTGTTGAAGAGCCAGAAATTTTCTTTTATGAAGAAGAAGTATTTTTACAACCTATATTTAGGGAAGAAGAAGTTTACTTAGACCCACTGCCAGACATCTATGAGTTACCAATTGAGCTAGTAGTTTTAACACCTTTTGAACAACCTTTTGAGCTAACCATGCGTTTAGAAGAAGAGTTTTTTCCTGAAGAAATAATAGAACTAGAAGAAATAGAAGAGTATTTTGAGCCTGAATATGAGGAAGAAGTTGAAGAACTAGTAGCAGAACTAGAAGAACCTGAAATAGAAGAAGTAATAGAGATAGAAGTAGAAGCTGTAACAGTAGGTAAAATAGATGAAAAGTCTGGTATTACTCAAACTCAATTAGATGTAGTAGCACAAACAGTTAGTGCTGCAGCTAACAGTGTTAGTGGCACTACTGCAGGCACTGAGGTACATGCTACTAGTAGTAATAGTTTTGATATGAGTATAAGCACTAGTGGTGGGGGTATGCAGAACATTACCGAGCTAGGATCTGAATCAGTTGTAACAACTACGATTAGTGTAGCTGTAAACAACACAGAACAGGTCTCGGTAGACAATGTACAGCAAGTAGATAAATCAGAAGCAGATACAATTGCTGATAATATCATTGCTCAAAATTTAGAAGATCAAGCAGAACAAGTTATTGAAGAACGTGCTACTACTGATGAGTATGGTGATGAAGCTAATTTAATCGCTTACATCAATTACTTACCAGGATTTGACATGTACACAAAAACCATTATGTTAGATAAGACTAGTTGGTATGAGAGTAAAGTTATCTATCCAGTAAGTTTAGTAGATAACACTGCTGCTTTTACTAGCTTAAGTGGGAATAGTTTCAACAAATTAAACAAAATGATAAACTTACAACCTAACTTATGAGGTATTTATGGACTGGTTAAAAGGTAAATTAGGACAAGTTATTGCTGTTGCAGCTTTAGTCAGCACGATTGCTGGGTTTGGTTATGCTGGTGCAGGTTATGTAGCTAGACTAGAAGCAGTAGAAAAAAAGTCTGGAGTTTCTTACGCTAGTCAATTAAAAGCCTTAGATAATATGGATAATTCTTTAACGCAAGATATTATAATGTTACGTGGTGAGATAAAAACATTACGTAATGAGTTAGATATTTTATCTAACCAAGTATTAAGAATTGAAAACAAACAGGATGACACAGGGAATCCTTTAACACAGTAGAGGTAAATATGAGTGCAACTAGAATAAAAACAGATAAGGGCGAAGGCGATATCAACGGCATGAAAACTGCTGAAAAAAGACTTGAACCTAATCTTCAACAAGGTAGTGCTAATGAACTAACTGTAGCTCAAAGAAAACTTGACATGAATGGTGACGGTACTTTAACCGGAATTGATTTTCAAATGTTAGGTAACAAGAGTAAAAAAAGAACAGCGTAATGTCTAGAAGAAAAAAACCTTCTATGAAGGTAAAAAAGAAAGCGTTGACTAAACGTCAGGACAGCGCTATGAAACGTCATTCAAAGCATCATACTGCTAAACATATGAGGTATATGAAACGTCGTATGCTGATGGGTGACACATTTAGACAAGCCCATAAAAAGGCACAAAAACAGGTAGGTACATAATGGCAGGAAAAAGAAAAACTACAAAAAGAAAAAAGAAGGGTGGCGCTAAGCCAACTAACCCAGCTTTATATGCTAGAGTAAAAGCAGAAGCTAAACGTAAATTTAAAGTGTATCCTAGTGCTTACGCTAACGGTTGGTTAGTGCGTACGTACAAGAAACGCGGTGGCGGGTACAGAAGTACGTAATGGCTAATACTAAACCCAAAGGAGGCTTAACAGCTTGGTTTGGCAAAGGTAAAAAAGGTGATTGGGTGGACATCGGTGCACCTAAGAAAAAAGGTAGATATCAAGCTTGCGGGCGTAAGTCAGCAAAGGGTAGCAAACGAAAGTACCCGAAATGCGTACCACGGTCCAAGGCCCGTAGTATGACAGCTGCACAAAGACGCAGCGCGGTAGCTCGTAAGCGTAGAGCAGGAAATCCAGGAGGTAAGCCTACAAACGTAAAAACTATAGTAAAGAGGAAAAGACGTGGCACAAAAAAGAAGAAGAAGTAAAATGCCTGCTAGAAACAAGAAGAACTTCCGTCCTACGAAGTCTGGCGCTGGTATGACTAAAGCTGGAGTAAAAGCCTACAGACGTTTAAATCCTGGCTCTAAATTAAAAACAGCTGTTACTGGTAAAGTAAAAAAAGGCAGTAAAGCTGCTAAAAGACGTAAATCATATTGTGCTAGATCATTAGGACAATTGAAAAGAAGTTCAGCTAAAACTAGAAACAACCCTAATTCTAGAATTAGACAAGCACGTAGACGTTGGAAGTGTTAGGTAGTAAAATAAAGACATGATAAATAGACCATTAAAATACAAAGAACCGCACACGTATAAAGACATTTGTAAGAAAAAATATTCTACAGTGCCTAATCATGATGGTTCTGTACCGGGTGAAAAACAATCTATTTTTGTTGACACTCATTCTGATAAGACTTTTAAAAACACTAAAGCGGAGTACTAATATGTATCATAAAAAAGGTAAGAAACCTATGAAGAAAAAAGGCATGACTAAAAAAGCCAAGCCTATGAGAATGAAAAAAAGAAGAGGCTACTAAGCTTTTCCTGCGTTTTTATTTCTTTTAAAAGACCTGTTCTGACTTCTATGCGACACAAATAAATTCTGTGGGTCGTTATTCATAGGGTTTCCATCTCTATGATGTATATCAAATTCACTACCTTTTGAAACTCTACCACTACGTAAAGCTGCACGCCTTGCTTTGTTACGCATAGCACGCCTTTTCTTTTGTTCTGGAGTTCCTTGGTAGCGAGCGTATTCTTGTTTGTAGTTTCTAGACATTAATATTTAGCAGTAGGGTGGTCTTTAGGTATAGTATTATTTACTACTATTCTAGGTATTGGACGGGAGTCACCTTTTATTTGTTTTATTTGATAACCAGCTGCGGCATTTCTTATATTTATAAGTTTACGTTTAACTTCTGGCAAACTAAACCAGTATGTAGAGTCTGCTTCAAAGTCATGTCTACCACAACCTTTACATCTTTTATCTCCAAACTGGCGCACGGTACACCACCCGATACAGGGCGAATCAGCTAAACTTGTACACTCACCACGTAATGCAGAGAGGTTTTTTCCGCTCATGTACCATATTCTACACACATTTTTGTTAATTTGGCTACAAAATCTTCGAATGTCATGCTATCTTCTAAGAACTCGCTTGTTAAATATTTATTAGCTTTTTCAAAGTCTTGAGTCATAACTACTAGGTTACCTACAGCCAATACTAAATAACACGGCACACTTTGTTTGTTACGTTCTATAAGCCAGATAGCTTGTTGTGCAGATAAATTAAAATTTATAAGAGTTGTGTCACGTTTAGGTAATTCTTTTTTAAATTTGTACTCTACAAAGCAATGGCCAGCTGGTCCTGAATAGAAACAGTCAGGCACACCCCCATGATAAGAATCATTTATTTTCCATTTATAAATAGAAATAGGTAATTTTTTGTGGATTTTAGTTATGAACTGTCTCTCCTGCATGGAGAGAGTATACTTGATTTGCGTACAAGCCGCGACAAGATCTGTCGCAGCATGTACAACAACTACTTAAGAAGTAGATTTAGAGACTTTGTTATAAGTTTCTTTTGCAAACTCATAGTCGTCTTCAGTTACCCAACCTTGATTTTCTGCAGTTAGGTTATAGAACTTTTGTGAAGCTCTATTTTGCGTTTGTAAAGAACTCAATTTCCATAACGCACTAAAACGATCTCCTCCTAGTTGTCCAATTTGAGTATTCCACTCACGTGAAACTCTCAACTTAGATGAAGCAAAGTCCATAAGAAAAGGAGTTTTAATTAACTCACCTGTCTCAGGATCTTTACGAAGTAAGAGATGTGATTGAGTCTGAATAATCTCATGATCGTCAGCTTTCAATCCTTGGTCTGCAAGATACTCTAGAGCATCTGCTTGGCTACTGTATGTACCAACCAGACCTCCTCCAGCGTCTCTTTTTTTCCAGAGTACAAAGTCTTCTTTAAAATGTAAGTTAATAACATA